GATAACGCAACGTCACCTTGGTGATGTTGACGACGCCGTCGATGTTGACGGTGACATCGGCGGTCGGCACGTAAGTGGTGCGGTCGTAGACACCGGCTTGCGCCAGCGCGCCGTCGAGCGCGAGCAACGTGAGATCGGCACCGAGCCAACGCAATGCGGTTACCAGTGCTCCGACCGCAGCCGCAATCTGCCCCATCAAAGTCTTCATGTCGACGCCGGGGAAGAGCCAGACATCGCAATTGATCTCGGTGTTGGCGATCTTCGGCGTCATCGTCACCACCACATCGGTGAGCCCTTTGCGGGCGGTGTTGGGCGCGGTGATGAACTGTTGAACCGCGTTGATCTGGTTGGCATCCGGCAACGGCAGGCAGCCCGGGAGCAGCGTCCAGATCGTACCGTCCGGCGACGACGACCACAGCATGTCAGGATTGCTGCAGGTCGACGAGATGATCGGGATGTAGACGTAACCGGTGCCGGGCGTGGTCAGCGCCGAGGCGTGCTTGATCGAGTCCTCACCCGGCGGCATCGGCGCCGACAGCGCCCAGAACACGTAACTCTCGAAGGTGCCCTGGCCGGTCCCCGACAGGCTGAAGATCGACGGCGACAGCCACAGCCGCTGACGATAGGCGTCGTCGGTCTCGGTGGTGCCGTCGGGGAAGATCAATCGCGGAACGCCATATGGATATCGACTGCCGATCGCATCGAGATCGGAGCCGCTCGCAAACGCCAACGTCATCGCGCGACACGCCTGATTGACGCGGTCGCGCAGCATCAATTCATAATAGGCGTTCAGTTCTTGGTTGATACGGATCGGATCGAACTCAAGGCCACCAACATCATATTGAGCTGCATTTGGCGGATCGTTCTGCGCCCAAAACGTAACCAGACTTTGCATTCTATTTGCAATGATCGACTCGGTGCTGATGTTCTCCAGCACCGCCATTGGAGGCAGCAGGTCGGGTCTGATGACCGGAAATCGTGTCGGTGTCGTCGAAACAAGATTTGAAGCCACAGCTTGCATCTCCGGTCAGATGAGGTTATGGAAGCCGTGTCAAGGACGGGTATGTCCAGGCCAATCTTTGCGTGGCACGGCTTGGCTGGGCTAAACCAAAAAGGCGGCGGGCCGCAGTGATGCGCCTCGCCGTTTTTTATCCTGGGGTACTAACGACATCCCACATTCCGTCACCCTTGCCGGTGATCGCGGAGTTCTTGGCCTCGGCCGGGCTGAAGTCGCCGAGGTGGCCACGCGGGCGATAGACACCTTCGTTTCGAAAGATCGCGTGGCCAAGCCGCACCATCTGCGCCGCCGACGTTGCCGTCAGCGGCGACCAGCCGAGCAGCGCATCGCCCATGAAGTACACTTGGCGGATACGATAATTCGGCTCCCAGAGATCGATGCCGGTGACGATCGCCCAGTAAAATCGCATGATGATGCGATCAACGTAGTTCTCACCTAGCAGCATCGGCACGAACGAGCCGACCCAACGGCGCAGCACCCGTTCGTGGTACGGCGTCGCAAAGATCAGCTCCATGCTCTGCTCGACGTGCGGCCAGCCCTGCAGCAGCTTTCCGGTGAAACGATCCATCCCATTGCGCGGCGGCGATATCTGTGCCGAGTGATTGAGCAGGTCGGGCCAGATCGCATTCACTGAGCGATAGAAATCGTTATCGACGACCGGGAAGTCGACACCGCTGGCTCTCTTGGTGTCAGCACTAACGCCGATCGCGTTGATGCCGTTGGTCATGATGCGAGCGGTTTCAGTGCGCCCTGGTCCTTGTAGAACTTCGCCTGCGCTGGCGTGAGGTATACGATCTGTTGCGCGCCATTGCGCCTGACTTTGGCGCCGGCAAACTCGTTGCGCAGATCAGGCGTATGCGCCGGATCGGTGATGAGGTACGGCTTCTTTTCCGGCGCCACCATCGCCGCCTTGCGCGCCATGTTGTGATGTCGTGTCGACTTGGGCATTGCGATCTCCTGTTTCGCGCTTCGGTTTCGCTTCGCTCACTTCGCTTTGTTATCGGCCGACCATTCCGGCTTTTTGATCGACAGCGGCTTCGAACACCAACATCCGTCCTTGTCGACGTGGATGGTGTTCTCGTCGTCCTTCCACGAGATGCAGACGCCTTGCTTATGGGTCTGCACCCGATTGTGCGCGCCGCCGATTTTGACGAAGCCGGAGAAGCCGCCGTCCTTCGAGGTGCGGGAGTTAACGTCGGGATCGCTGCCGTCACCCTGCATGAGGTTATGGCTGCCGTCGTTCTTGGTGACCGCCGAATTGCCGTTCTGCCACGTGTGGGCATCGTCACCGGCCGAACTGGCGTGACTTGGCTGCGGATGCTGATTGTTCGGGGCGTAGGGCGAGATCGTCGCCTGTCGATAGTCGGCGCCGGTCGCACTCACGCGGACGTTCTGGCCAACGGCGTAGACTTCTTTCTGGCGCTCGCCGCCGCGGTGATCGGTGGTGTGTATCCACGGGCTGAGCCAGGGCGTGCCGTCCTTCTTGATGCCCATCTGCACCTTCATCTTATTGCCCTGGACCTCGGTGACGGTGCCGACACGATCGCTGTGCGCGGTCTGGCGGCGATGTTCAGCTACTTGGAAAAGCAGCTTTTGCATTGGGTCAACGGCCATGTTGGCCTCCTTTAAGGCATCATTTGATACAAGCATGATTTCTGCGACGGGCTGCCGCTGTCGTAGGCGAACAGAATCTGCACCAGCGCATCCTGCGCTGCAGTGATGTCTGCTTTATCAATATCGGTGCGAACACCCATTGGCCCTGCCGCGAAATAACGATCCAACAGGGTGCTGTCTTGCGCAATCATGTCATTCTGCACGCGCAAGTCCTCGATCACCTTGACCAGCGCGACAATGTTATTGGTGTAGTTTGTTACGAACGAAATCGGATTTGACATTTATGTCTCCTCACTCAGTCGCCTTCATCTCGACTTTCAGCTCACCGGCGATCGCATCGCCAAGCTGGCGCATGGTGAACAATTCGGCCGGCGCCTGCGTCCCTTCGAACGACACCGGCAGCATGCGGGTCGCCTGCCATGCTTGGGTGGCGCAGCGGCAATTGGGATGGACGAGGTTGGTCCCTGATCCCGAACCCATGCCGTACGGATTCATGTTCCGTATTTCTTCCATCGTGTACGGCGAGTGGTCGGCAACGTAGTTGCACTTATCGCACACCATCTCGTCGCCAGAGGTGATGACCTTGACCAATGTGCGATCGTCGAAGTTGTCGCTGTCGGGATCGCCGCGGGTCTGCCACGGCCGCGACCACTTGGCGTCGGTCGAGAGCTTCGAGGCGTCCATCGACCATGTCAGATCATTGGGCGTCGCTTTCTTGACCTCGATCGCGGCCGCGATCTCGTCATGCTCGAAGCCGGTGGCCTCGGCAATGCCGTTGATGCGCACCTGCAGGATATTGTCGCCGACCGTGTTGAGCGCGCGCGAGATCGCGGCACCGGTGCGCTTGGGCACGTTGTTCATGTAACGCGCCCATTTCAGCAGCTCGCTGGTCTCGATGTCGATCGAGAGCATCCCGCATCACCGTGGGAGGCGGATCGCCCCACCGCCGCCCGCGAGGATCGATATCAGGTAGATCAGGATCAGCAGCATCACCAATACCCACACCACCTGCTCGAACCGCGGCGGCAGTGTCGGCACGAACATCTTGAGCACATAGAGTGCAATCCACACGATGCCGCAGAAGATGACGACACCGACGAGAAACCACAGCACCGAGATCGCGAGTTCGGCCATGACCTGTCTCCACTCAGTTTTGGGTTACCAACGGCTGGGCGGTGGATGCGGCCTTGCCGGCGGCGGTAAGGTGGCCCGCGAGGCTGCCACCGTGATCTTCCCACTCTTGCTGATCACGCCCAACGTCGGCGCATCGATCTCCGGCGAGCCCACCGTCACGGTCGGGAAGTCGTCCGAACTGACGGTGGTTTCCATGCCATCGGGCTCGGTATCGGCCACCGTGATGTCGGCCATCACCGGCACGAACTCATTGGGATCGGAGTAGTCCAATGGCTCTTCCTCGATGTACGGATCAGGCAGCGGCGCGGTCGGCACGTTGAGGATCAGCACGCCCTCCTTGGTTAATCCGAGCTGCGCCTGCGCAATTCGCCAGTCCGGCGACGATTGAATGTTGATCAGCCCTTCGATGATGCCGGCGACATCGATCACATTGTCTCCCGGGTTGGCACGCGCGAGAGCGATGAAGTCCCATACCGGATGCTTGTCGGGCGGACGCTGGCCGGGGACGAAATCCCACAGCGGCTGGATTTGGATCACTATGCGTCGAGCCGCGAAGCGGACGCCTTGCTGGCTCATGCCGCCACGTCGCGACG